CTGAAAGTCGATTTCAACATTCGTCGGATTATAGATGGCGAAGCCGCAGTAAAAAGTGCCCAGCCGCGTCGGCAGGATGATTTGGCCGAGTCTAGCCGCCCCGCCACCGGCGCGCCCTTGCCCCTGCAGTACGGTACAGCCGGTGAATCCGAGGCTGGCCAGCACGGAAGCCGGGGCCAGCGGTGTCAGGTAATCGAATCCGGCGCATTTGATGAGAGCCATGCGAGAAACCGTTAATGTTGCGTTTTGAGTGAGCCATTGCGCATCTGATTTGCAAGCCAGCGGTGCATGGCGGAACCCTGCTGCTGCAGAACGCTTGCAAGATCGACATTGCTGTGGGCGTTGATCGAAGGCGAATAGTGAAGATTAACGTCGCCCGACGAACGGGAATTATAGGTATTGCCGCCCACAGAGGCAGGCGGATCATCCGATCCCGCTGCACGCATATTCTCCGAGGCGCCGTCGGGTAGTTTCATGCTCTGGCTGCCGCCGCTGCCAAGCATGGACTGGCCGGAGCGGATGCCGTGGGCCTGCGCGGCAGGAACGATCATCTCGCCCTGGTGGATTTGCGCCACCATGTCTCGCGGCACATTGGTGCTGCCTATATCGAAGGCAGGCAGAAAGCTAAGTGCTGTACTGAATAACCCGCCACCGCCGGATGTAGCAGATTCAGAAGATACAGCGGCAGTGTTTGCAGACACTGCTGCCGTGTTGGCATCAGTCTGTACCGTATTGCCGACCACATTGGTGGTTTGCGATGCGGTATTGCCCGTCGTTGCCGCCGTGCCTGCCGTCGTCGCAGTGGTATTAGCGGTAACGACAGCGCCATGGCCGGTAAGCGCCGTAGTGAGCGATGTCAGCGCCGTTGTGTTAGCGGTGAGCGCCGCGCTTTGCGTTGCCTGGCCGCCAGCTCCTGTCGCGCCTGAACCTAATCCCAATGCCGAGCCAATGCCCGGAAACGCGCCGCGCTGTCCGAAAACCGGCGCGGAAAGGCTGGATAGTTCCTTGGACAGGCTCGTAAATGACTGTTTGATACCGGATTGAATAAAGCTCAGCACCATCGATTGGGCGAGTTTCTTCATTCCCGCCTGCAGGGTCTGCGTTCCCTGCAGCATGCCTTCGATTGAGGAACTGAATGCATGTTCGATGGGCGCGAACGCATTTTCCCACGCCTGCGTGACCTGGCTCGCCGCCTGTTTATTAAGATTCGTGGCGTCGATGGCATACTGCTCGGTGGCCTGCGCCAGTTTTGATTGCGCTTCGGCAATCTGTACCGGCGTGCTGTTGCTATCATTGATGGCATCGTTGAATTCGGCCTGCTTGGCCACAAACTCCGCTTTCAGCGCATCCATGCGCCGATCGAGATCGGCCTTGGCGCCGCTGCCATCGACATCGCCAAACAGAGAGTCGATTATGCCTTCGCCGCCTTTACCTTTCGGGGCAGGCGTTCCGGCAAGATCGATCTTTTTGATCTCCGCCGTGCTTTGCAGCGCGATCTCGCGGATTTTGCGATCATCCTGAGTTTGCTGCTGCAGCAGGCGCGTTTTTTCATCGAGCGCCGCCTTGTAATTCTTGATGTCGTCGCCGTAAAGGGACTGGCCTTTTTGCACCCATTGCTCTGCCAGCGCGATCTGCTGCGCGACGTTGGTTTTCGAGGCCTCGATCTTGAGGCGCATGTTTTCGGAATAATTTTGCCACTCGTCCGATAGCGCCTTGGTAGAGAGTTCATGCTGTTCATTAGCGATCTCTTTACGGATTTGGATTTCCGCTTTCGATCCGGCCTGTACCTGGTCGAGATGCTCCTGCCAGAATTGCAGCTCGTATTGTTTTTCCTGATCGCCGACCAGTTTCCGCTGCACGAGTTCCTGTTCGAGCTGATCGCGTAGACCCTGCATCTGCCCGGCGCCGACGCGGTTATTCAGTTCACGCTGCTGGCGTTGCAGCAAGGCGATATTATCCTGAATGATCGGCGCTTCAGCACTGCTTGCCGTCTTTAACGCCTCTTCGTCGCGCGCCAGCTCCTGCTTGATGCGGCCACGTTCCTCATCTTCAGCCTTCAGCTTTAAATTCTCATCCTGAATTTCACGCAGGATACGCAGCTGCTCGGATTCTGCTGCTGCCGTTGCGGGCGTTCCGCTTGCTGGTACGGAAAGCGGCTGACTGGAGGCCGGAACCGCGGGCTGCTGACCTGCGACGGGAATGTTGACCGGCTGTGCTGATAAGTCCGCTGCTGCCTTTTTGGCTCCGTGCAGGCCGTTTATAAGTGAAGCAATGCCGCCAAGTACACGGCCAACCGCAGCCATGAATGTATTAGCCCAGCTGCTGTCGCTGATGGCGCGGGTTAATCCCTGCCAGGCGTCCTTGAGATCGTTTGATCCTTTCTGGAATGGCGTAAGGCCGTCATTGACCAGCGGCCCGAACTTTGCCTGCAGGGCGCTGATAGCAACGCCGAATGCCTGCGCTTTCTGTCCACTCGCATCAAAATCATGGATCGCCTGCGCCTGTGCGACCGAAAGAAAAGAAAACTGCTGATCCAGCTTTGAGATGCTGTCATAGCCGCCCTTGAGCGCTGAAATCAACTCTTCGGTGGCTTTGGGCACATCGCTGCCGGTTACGCGCGCGTAACCTGCCGCAGCCTGGCCGAGTGCGACATAGGAACCGGTGCCGATATCGCGCTGCCGCGCGAACATTTCGACCATCTGGGTCGCGGTATCGGTGTTTACGCCCTGAAGCTGGCGTAGATTATCGATATAGGATGCAATCTGGTCTTTGCTGACGCCGAAGCTGGCACCGGTCGCATCCATCGCCGCCTTGATTTCGCCGAAGGATTCACCCCATCGCTCGGCTATGCTCACCGCGCTGATAAAAGCCCCTGCAAGTGCGACGACAGCGCCAACGACAAGCGTTGTCGGCGTGACGAGTGTCGCCAAAGCTCCGCCGAGGCCGCCTGTGCGCTCAGAAAGCACGATGATGGAACCGGCAGCGCGCTTATAGGAACCGATTAAGGTTTCATGGGCGAGAACCGGTTTTTCACGGAAGATTTGTGCGTTATGCTCACCTGCGGCTGAAAGGTTGTCGAGCGGTGGCTTCGCCGCCTGAATTTCCGACCGCAGCCGGGCAACGCTTGACTGTGCTGCGACTGCAGCCTCCGCTGATTTCGCCAGCCCCGCCTTGAGGCTATCGGAGGCGGAAGACCCGGCCTCGCGCATCTGCGTTGCCATGTTCCGCAATTCAGCGGTAGTGGCGGACAAATTAGCTTTGGCGACGGCGAGCTGGGAAGTGAGGCCAGTGACGTCGGCGCTAATGCTTACGGCAATATTTGAGGACATGGTTCAAGCCTTGTAGCCGACGAACCACTTCAGCAGCATATGAGCGGGTGGGTTCCGTCGCCAGTATGCGAGGAGATCAAGATAGGCAGGAAAAGGCAGCGCATCGATTTCGGGCAGTGTATAGCCGCATGCCGTCATCAGGCTGCCGTAGATTTCGTTCCAGTCGAGTTCGCTGAGGCTGCCGGCTGAGCCGGCGTCGCTTCCCCCGACTCGGCGGCCCGCATTTCGACGCCCATCAGCTTCGCCACTTTTTCCACGGCGGTTTTCAGCTCAGGAAATGACACGCCGATCATTGCGTCAATATCGGCGGGCGTAACTTTAGGATCGGCATTGTGCATGGCCAGATAAAGAAGCGTGGTCTGCGCACCAACACCTTCCGGCGTATCGATACCGATGCGAATGAAGGCTGGCCCCGCCTGGCGCATCTGCCCCAGGGTCAGCGGTGCAATCGGAAAATCCCGTCCGCCTAAAGTGATGGTTTTATCGTCGCTCATAAATGGTCTCCTGTGGTGGTTGAAAGGTAAAATTCAGGCTCGAACCGGCCAAAATTTAGGCACACTTCGAGTCAAGTTTATAATCGCATAACCCATTGTATTATAATGCGATTTATCTACTTTTCTGGTTGATTAAATTGCCTTTTGGAGCGTTAATGGACTCATAAGCGAATGGCCAGAACGGAAGAAAGAAAACGCCATGAAGAGCCAGGAACACGCCACCAAGATTTACGCCGCGCATGTAGCCGGGCTGAACGCCATGTTCGAGCGGCTGCATGCACCGGTGGGCGACGATCTTTTTTCCGATCCGGCCAAGGTCACATGGCCGCAGGTAGAAGCGATTACGCAGCTGACCAGAACTGTCAGGGACATCTGCGACATGACTTTCCACGAAGGCAAATACTCAACACACTAACTGAGGAGCATTTTATGAACAGCTTTGCACCGATGCCCACCGAGAATAAAGAATGGGGATTCTGGGGAACCAGCGTCGGCAATGGGTACGATGCCGAACTGACATGGGATACCGCCAGCCGTTTCCTCGCCAAACACTTCGACCTCACCGCCGAGCAAGCCCGCAGTGTTTTAGACAACCGCTTCGGACGGCACCTTGCCGACGATTTGAGCTTCATTGAAGGCGGCCCGGCCACGGCGGAGGCGATAACGAATCATCTTGCAAGGCGCATCCATCACGATGGATGGCGCAAATCCTTTGAAGATGTCATCCGCGCAGAGACCGGCAAAACCTACCCACGCCGCAAGCCTGTCAGCAGGGAGGATTTGTTCGCAAACATCGCCCGCGAACATCTCAATATCGAAACGCTAGAGGAGCGAAAATCCGACACCCTTGATTTTCACGATGTCGGCGTTATCGGTGTCCGCCGCGCTTTGAGAGCCGCCTATGAAGCCGGGCGCAACGCGAAAACAAAAAAATAAAGGAGTGAAGCCGTGGCGCTTTAAGCGCAATTAAGCCTCTTCCTCAATTTCTAACTGAGCAACTTGCGTGGCTCCGCCATTAAAATACGAAGCAACAATATGGCCGAGAGCAACCGCACAAACACATAATATCACGGAAAGAAGAATATTGGCCATCGGCCTGACTATGGAGCCGCTTCTGAAAAGGTCAAATGTCTGCAAACCGAAAGACGAAAATGTCGTGAAGCCGCCGCATAATCCTACCATCACAAATAATCGGATATTTTCCGATACGGGAAACTTTCCGCTGGCAAGCGTCAAGGTGCCAAAAAATCCGATTATAAAACAGCCCAGGACATTGATGATTAGCGTACCTAACGGCAACTCTTTACTAATAGGCATTGCCCATAAGGAAATGCCATAACGCGCAAGCGTCCCTATAGCGCCGCCAATCGACAAAAGTATACATGTGTAGAAATTCATACATTCTCCTTCCATAAGGCGACCACCGCCGAAACGGTGCAGCCGGTTAATGGTAGGAGTCATCAGCTTGAAATAAGCGGTTATCGGGGGAACCCCATCCCCATCGGCATTAAATTAGCATAAATAGTTTTGCTGGCAACGATAGTGTGAAACAAACTCTATTCATCCATCATCCTCTCAATCTTTTGAATCCTTTCGCCCAGCCAGCGCATCACCGGCACGGCCATGCTGTTGCCAAGTGCTTTGTAGCGGTTGCCATCAGCGGCTGGCTTGCCCCGGAAAGCCACCAGAGTGTAATCATCCGCAAATCCCTGCAACCGTTCGCACTCCCGCGGCGTCAGGCGGCGCACGGCCATTCCTTGCGCCAGCGCAGGCTTGTTGTTGCCTCCACCGCCGCCTTCGAGGGAGGGCGCTATATCTTCCTCATAGCCGATGCCGCGTGAAGCCGCTGACTGGCCGGGCTTGAAGCAACCGGCCACGAAGGTCTGCTGCTTCATGCCGGGCTCGGCAGATAGCGCACCGGCTAAATCACCGTCGCCATTCAGGAGGCGCACCTCGTCGCGGCAGTTCTGCGCAAAGGCAACATAAGTGGAAAGATCGCCGCCAGAGGTAACGGTTTTAGCTTGATCGGCTTCGTTGACATAAAGGCCGCCGTTAGGGCGGTCCTTGCGTCTGCCATTGGCATCACAGAATGTCACGTTGAATGCCACCGCATGTTGCACGGCGGCCTGCAACGTGAACATGGCGTCACCATCTTCGCCGATGCCGGAGCCTATGCTGGCATCGTCAGTGGAAACGCCGGTGCGCTTGCCTACCTCCTGCAGCGGGATCGCCACCGCCAGCTGACCACCGCCATTCTGGTGACTGCCATCATGCGGCATAGCGCGCAGCGTGGGGGCGATGTCCTGCACCGCGTCGTTACCATAATCTTTGGCGGAGAAAGCAATCAGCGTCTCCGTATCGAAATCCTGGCGCTGCGTCGACTTAGCATTTAAGCCCGCCGCCACGTCAATGCTGCCGGAGGTATTACCGCCTCCGAACGCCAGCAACGGGACGCCACGGCCGGTAACATCTTCGCTGGCATCGAAGCCGTCGCCGCGCAGCGTGTGCGCCACCAGCGTATCGGCATCCTCCCTGTGGCTGCAATTGGGCTGCCCGCGCAGGGAATGGGCGACCAGCCCGCCGCTGGTGGCGAAGGAATGCTCGCCGCTGCGACCGGAACGCGCATCAAGAGTGGGAGCGACTAATCCGCCACCGTCGCCGTCGCTTGGGTCGGGATAGCCACGGCTTCCAGTGCCGCCCTTAAGTGTTCCGGCAACGCTTTCCCGCGCTTGGCGGCGCGGCGTAATATCCCGGCGCAGGCTTTCGCGCTCAAACAATACCGCCGCGGCAGGTCGCCAGTCTCCAAGATATCCGACAACGAACACACGCCTGCGGCGCTGTGGCACTCCGAAATACTGAGCGTCAAGAATCCGGTAGGCGAACCCATACCCGCATTCTGCCAACCCTCCGAGGAAGGTGCCAAACGCCCGTCCGTCATCAATTGACAGCACGCCAGGCACATTTTCCCAAACCACCCATCGGGCGCGAGATTTTTCAGCCAGGCGTATAAATTCAAGGGCAAGGTTCCCGCGATCGTCAGCAAGTCCTTTTCGCAGCCCTGCGACGCTGAAGGATTGGCAGGGCGTTCCTCCGACAAGAAGGTCAATTGCTGCATAATCGGTTTCTTTCAGCGCCGTGAAATCACCATGCAGCGGTACATCCGGATAGTGGTGTTTCAAAACGGCACAGGCAAATGGATCGATTTCCGAGAACCCGGCTGGCTGCCAGCCCAGCGGATGCCAAGCAGCTGTTGCCGCTTCGATGCCGGAACAAATCGACAAGTATTTCAACGCATGCTGCGGCATCCATAGCGCTTCCGTGAAGTCAAGGCGTTTACTTAAGCAAGATACTGACAATCATTATTTTATAAGCCTCATTCGACTTGATAAGCGCGCGGATTGAAGCGTTCATGGAATTGTCCGCAGGGACAATCATGCAATCAAACCAAGGAGTTATTATGAAGCTTTCCGATAGCCAGCGCGCCGTTTTGAAGGCGGCGGCAAAAAAACCCAAAACCGATGTGCGCGAATTCATGGCGCATATTAAAAGCCCCCACATCCGTGATAAGGTCGTAAACTCAATGCTGGGTAACGGGCTGGTTACCGAAGACCCCGATGCTGAAGGTGTCGTTTACATCATCTCGGAGGCGGGCTTCGCCGCCATTGGCAAGAAGGCTCCCGCACATGCAGCGGAAGCAGAAGCGCCCGCCAAAAAGCGGGAGCCGAAGCCCAGGCGCGAAGGCGCATCCAAAAAGCAGACCATGATTGATATGCTCTCACGCAAGGAAGGTGCGACTATTCAGCAGCTAATGGATACCATCGGCTGGCAGAAGCATTCGGTGCATGGCGCGATGGCAAATTTGAAAAAGGAAATCCACGAGAAGAATGGCCAGACCATCGTCGCCAATAAAGAGGAAGGCGAAGAACGCGTTTATAAAATCGCTAAAACAACTCTAGCTGCTTAATTTCATCCAAACGGATAATGCCATTAATCAGCCATGTATCAGGATAAAGAGAATGGGTACCCATTGCGAAGGCCATGCCTTTCTTTGGGTACTCTTCTCCGAACACTTTTTGCATCGATTCCAAGGCCTGCTGCTCACCGTAATTTCTGCGCCAGTTGAAAAATGTAGTGTTAGTTTCCCAATCCTGGCAAGTGCCATCGCGCGAACCGTCTTCCGTAGTGTATTTATATTTGAACTTGTAGGGGCATGGCTCCAAGGGAAGCAATGATTTATTGTCGAAAAGGTCTTTTTGCTTAAGCACGTCTTGATACGCCTGACGTTCGCGCACGATATCGTCATCCGACTTTCTTTCGAATGAAAACTTAGGCTGCTGAGGACGCAGCAGCGCAAGGCTTTTTCCTGCTGCAGCAACTTGTTTCAGGCCTTTTACTTCCAGTTTGGCCAGCAGGCGCTCGCGTTCGCCTTTAGGATATTCACCGATAATTTCGATGGATTGCTGATCGACGCGCACGCTTTCAGGCCGCGTATCGGTTTTTGGCTTGCGCCATTTGAACCTCACGCGATCCCAGCGCCCAAATTTACTGACATCCTCCAGCTTGCGAAAGCTGACCGGATATAACCTTACCCATTCACCTTCGGGAGTAATACCGGCGCAACATACCGTCTCGCCGTACTGCTGACTAATTTGGGGCGACGCCTTAACGATAATGACCGCTTCGGATTCGCCTTCGGTTTTAAGCATAAGCCGCTTCGGGATATACGGTAGTAAAGGAATTCTGCCGGGCAATGCCCACACGTACACCGATAGGATTCACGCGTTGCCCGGTATCGGCGGCAATGGCGTCGGCTACAATAGTACGATGACACTCATCCGGGCTGCGTTCATAACACAGCAGACAGGATACGCTGGATTGAGCAAGCTCGATCGCTACTTGTAGATCGGCCTGCGCCTGTTCGGTTTTCATGTGCGCGGAAAATATCTGCAGGAATTTTTTATAATCACCCGCGCGCGCAGCTTCTCTGCCATTTTTGGGATCGCCTAATCCCTTGAGATGCACATACTCTATGTCATTGGCTTTCAGCAAGGCATGCAGGACGTTTTTAGAGAAGCCTTTACGGCGTGAAAGTGGATATTCACGTACATCAATAACCCGTTCTATGCCCGCAGTTTTCAATGTGGCAATAAAATCTTCTATCGCTGCACTTTCATATCCAAGAGTGTAAAGTTTATTTGCCATATGTATTTCTTTACTTTTTTTTAAGTCACAATGGTAGCAAAAGATTGTTGATAGTTCGTTAAAATCATCCTGCGTCACTTTAATGCAGCTAATAATAAACCCCGCGTAGCCAGTTGACTACGCGGGGTTCTCTTCGATAAGGGGTTACTGGCCGCTGCCGGTCGAGCCGCTGCCGCTGCTGTTGTTGCCGGTGCCGGTCGACGTGCCGCCAAGGCCATCCGTCAGCACTTTCAGGCCAGCCTGGATGTCGGCGATATTGGCCGCATCGGTGGATTCGCCTGCAGTGAGCGTCTGAATGGAAGCATCGATAGACGCGATGTGCGCCGGATCGACGGCAGTCTGGGAGGCTTTAATGGTTGCCACCACGGCAGCCATGGCATCGGTGAATGCGGACATAGTTTTACTCCATAAGATATTGATGGTTTCTCCGGCTCCGAGATCGAAGCCGGGCGGAGAGAATTCTCCTATTCGCCGACCGGCGCGGTCAGCGAATTCCTTCGTGCCCACCGCATCGGCGATGCGGCTAGCAAATAAATCAAGATGCTCGTCATCGACGGGCGAACCGTTTTCCCGGTTGCAGGATTGCAGAACGCTTTTGAAGAAATGGCGCATGGGTATGCTCTCTTGGTAAAAATGATGATGGAAGCGGGAGCCGGATTCGAACCGAGCGACCTCGTGGCTAATGAACCACGCGAGCTACCGCTGCTCTATCCCGCTGTGAGGCGCGGCGGGCAAAGGAACGCTACTTAAAACGATCCAGCTGCGAATCTTCGTCCGGGTAGTCGGGCTGCGGGATAACGTTTTTAAGTTTCTCGACGTCGATTTGCAGCTTCTGCGCCAGGCCATTAAGCTGCTGATTGACGCTGTCCGGCACTAATGCGGTGACTATATGCCCGATGGGAACGGCTCCGCTCATCACCATCGTCATGGTAAGCGGCGTCGCGGCCGTCAGGCCTAGAAAGCCTATGGGTGGTATGGCGACACCGGCCGCTACCAGTACGGCGCCGATGCCGCATATGAGAATACTTGCAGCGCCCCCAGCCAGGACGCTTGTCGTGGGTTGAAAGTTTTTGACCACTGCGGTCGCAAAGCTGAGGGCGCTCATGCAGATCTCCTTGAGTGATGGTTTGAGGAAAATGGGTTTAGGAAGCGGAGCCGATGCCGGTGATGGCGCTCGTGCCACCTTGCGCTTGCGCCGCGTTCATCTGCGCGACGGCGGCTTCGATAGCGACGTTGATCGTGTTCTGCGCCACATTGATGATGTTGGCGGTCGACAGATTGGAGGCGATGGAGGCCTTCGCTGCTGCCAACTTCTGAAGCCCGGTGCCGCCAGCCTGTTCGGCGGCGGTTACGGCATCAGTGACGATTTTCAGTCCTTCGACGCCGAGCTCATCTTCGACAGCGGATTCCGCCGAGCCGAAAAATGTTGCGATGACCTGTCCGGCTTTCTGCACGTCCGGCTTCAGCACCGTCGTCCACAGATTCTCGAAAAACTGTCCTACGTTTTGAAAAATACCCATGTTCTTCTCTCCATCGCGGCGTGTTAAAAGCAACCCACTGCCCGCGCCGCGTAAACGGTCAGCCGGTTGTCCTTGAAAATTCGATGTCAGCCTTCCACCGGCCTTGAGATAAACATCCTGCAAATCGCTTAAGCTGTTCTGGCGCTGGCCATAGGGAGAGCCAGGCAGGCTTGCCCAGATCGTGGAGCATTTAAGAATGGCGCTTTGCAGTTTGCCCGTATCGATATCGGCCAGCGCGCGCCGCTCGGAAAGTTGCCGTATTGCAATAGCGTCCTGCGAAACAGGCGAGAAATCCGGCACGCCCAGCATTTCTTTATAGGCGTCGTAATATTTAGCGAGCAGCTGATAGCGGCCTGCCGCGGTAGAGTCTAATTTTGGATTAAAGATGCGCGGATGATCGGCATAGCTGTGAAAAAGCAACGGATGCTGCGGCGTCGATCCCACCAGAACATTGTATCCGTTGTCGCTGCCGGGAATGGTGGAAGTGCCTTCCGACCATGCCAGCATGTCGAGGAATGCTTGACGATTGCCGGGCATCAGAGGCTGCTCGACCAGTCGAAGAAGCGGCCCAGACTGTCGGTGAAGGCCGAGAATTCAAAATCGGGAACGGTGAAATCTTCGTTCTTGAAATCCCAGCTCATCTTCGTGGGGATAGCGGCATAGAGGGTGAGGCACATATTGTTTCCGGCGTAATTATTGGCGAGGTTCATCCGGAAAGTGGGCGAGGAACCCATCAGCTGGTTGACGGCGGTGATGCGGTTGCCGCCGCTCGACTGGAAGAAAGCGTAGGAGATGATGACATTGACGCCCGCGGTTTCATCGGCGGCGGAAAACGTATAGGTGCCGCTGGTCATGTCGCAGCTATATTGTCCTGCGGCCGGAGTCGACGCCGAAGGCACGCGCGTCATCTGAATGCCGGTGCCTGCGTTGAACACACCGCAATCGATACCGGGATTGCCTGAAGACATCGATGCGCCGCAAGCGACAGTGAGCTGGTAGGGCGATGCCGGAATGGCCGTGCCGTTCGGGCCGCCTTCATCGACAATCTGGATTTGCTCGCCGCTGGTAAGGGTCTGGCCCAGGAAGGCATCGTTAAGCTGGCGGGCGTTCAGGTTGGCGATTTTGGCCTTGCCTGTGATCTTCTGCTGGCCGCGCGCGACTGCGACCGGCGCCTGATACTGGCCGTACAGTTCCTTGGTTTCAAACGACATATCGACGCTGACATCCTGAAGCGTCCCTATGCGTGTGGGCGTCGGCACGGCGATGTCGGTGCGCACCAGGAACAACGTCCCGGCGCCGAAATTATATTGTTGCAGCATGGGTAACTCCTCTTAAGGGATGTGCCGTCATCACGACGGTATGGATGCCTTGCCGAAGGGCATGTCGGGGCTTTCCACCGGTTTGGCCGGAAGAATCAGGGAACCAGAATTTTGACGGGAATGATTGCCTTGGCGATGCCGTCCAGCACGCCGGGGAATTGTTCAATCTCGCCTTCGATCCAGGCATGCGAAACAAGGCCGCCCAGCGTCTGCGCGTTGGAGTTGATGCCCGGCAGCAACGCCGCCTCGACGGCGTCGATGATATCGTTGAGCGCCTGCTCCGGGTTGGCATTGGGGTCTTTGCCCGCATCGGTGTAAACCCAAAGCTCAGCCGTAATGGTACGTTTTGGCGGTATGCCGCGCGGTTCCCGCGGCGGATAGTGCGTTCCGGTCGACTGCACGAAGAGCGCCGGGAAGGAAGAAACCTTGCTCCAGAGTAAAAGGCGGCGGCCACTGGTATTGAATGTGGCCGCCGTAAGTGCAAGGGAGAACAATGCCTGTATGATAGTTTCGCGGCTAGGCGTCATCGTCGAAGGCCTTTGCTGATTGGTCGATAACCTGCTGCAGCTGCGCTGTCGCGTCACCCTCCACATCGGCAAGGCCACCGCGCAAGTAAAACCTTGCATCGATGTTGGTGAAACTGTCATAAGCGCGGACATTAATACGTGTCGGCGAAATATCGCGCCCGAAAGCTTCGGAAATCGTGCGCTGATAAGCGCGTGGCTTTACTCCGCGATGCGAACCATATTCGAGCGCCGCCGCTTTAATGTATTCGGATTTGGTGAGGCCACCTTCAAGCGTCACCAGGCCTTTAATTTTTTGCGGATCGTCGAAAACGCGGGATATAATCTCGTCTTTGAGCTTGCCACTGCGTTCGGGCGCCAGCGCTTGAACACGGCCTTCCAGCGCATCCGTCAGCGCACGGATTTTCGCCAGCAGGGAATCGTGAAGTTCCTTCGGCCATTCGCTGAAGCGGGCGACGACACGGCGGTCGCCGGTAATAACTGCATCAAAATCCATGAGACAAAATCCATAAGCTACGTCGCCAGCGGCACGCGGTATTTTTCGAGCGTTGCCGCGATATCGGGCGGAAACGCTCCGGTCTGGCCGGGCATCGCGCCGACCCAGTACTGCTCGGTACCGATATTAGGCTCGCCCTGGCTTTTTAAGAACGGGTCGCGCCCACGCGCCTTGAAGCGTGCGGTGACAAGACGAAGCACGGCCATTTCAAGATCGGGCGGCGGGTTGCCGGAACCAGCTTCAAAATATCCCGCCGTGTACTGGATGGTATATTGATCAGGGTTCCAGCCGGTGGGGTATCCCGTATTCGGATCGATCTTCGTCAGCCAGCCGCGCGCGGCATCAAGCACGAAATCCAGGCCTGCCGTGAGCGTATTGCCGGTATTAAGCGCGACGGTGTCGATGACCGAAGCCACCGACACCACCGGCCAGCGCGAAAGCAGCAGCTCGGTGAGCATGCCGGTCACCTGATAGGGATACGGATCGCGGTCGGGATAGATGACGTCCTGCACCGTTTCTATGGGAAATACGCGGTTGCAGTATTGGGCGACCAACGCCGACTGCTCGGTGATGAAGCGGGCAAGGGTGGCGTCGCTGGAAGTATCGGTGCCGGGGATGGCGAGATCTTCCTTGATGTTCTCCAGCGTCGTCAGGTCATAACTCGACGCCGCTGTTAAAACAGTTGAGACGATTCGGACGGGCATGGCACATTCCGCTTTCGGGTTCGGTAAGGTTTGCTGGTGGATTGGCTGGTAGGTAGAGCTTGCTCTGCTTTGCCATCAAATGTGCTGATGACGTGCTTGGCAGCGCCCGTTTCAATCAGCCTTCGGGCTATAGCATCCGTCACCACTCGTTTTTCACCGGCACGCTGCGGGCGCATATCGCGCGTAAATTCGACCATCTTCATGGCTTATACCGCTGCCAGTTCGCGTTCTCCGCCAAGGACAATGTCGGCGGCAACCAGTACCTCCGGCGAACTGCCACCGGCAAAGGCAACGATTGCTACCGCACGGATAAAGCGATTGGCGCTCGTCAGGTCAATCGCGGCGGTGTTTTCGCTGCTAACGGCGGTGAGAGCAGCCGTTTCCTGCGTAACCGTGTTGATCTGATAATCGCTCCAGTTCGTATTGTCCGGCGAATGCTGAAGCTTTGTCTGGACGCTGAGCGCTGTAGGAGCGCCGCTATCCGCGCCGACCACCTGGTGCAAAACGCAGGAGTTGGCCATGTTGTGCGAAACGCGGTCGATGCTGGCACCGTTGATGGTACCGGCAGCGGCATTTTGCGGAAACACGCTGGTCATGGGAACGACGAGCGAGCCGATATTATGTTGGGCGACAAGAGCAGACATAGGATTTTCTCCAGATTAAAAGGGTTATGAGTGGGTGGCCGCTTATTGGGCGAGCGCTTACTGGACGACGGGCGACCAGCGAACGAACTGCAGCACGACGCAGCCGGAGTCATGGCGAAGCTGGAAGTCATGCTCGGCGATGGCCCGGATAAGCGTCTGGTCGTACTGGAACGCCGACACCGTGTTGCCATTGGCATCGGTGTAGGTGCCTTCACGCGACACGGCGAGCTCCAGGCTCATCGAGTCAAGAATCATGGCTTCGTTCATTTCCGCGAGGATGATGAACGAGCAATCATGGTTCGTGCCGGTGGCATCCCAGATATTGGTGGGAATCTGGGTGGTCTTCTTGAAAGGATAGCCGTAGAGCGTTCCCTTCGACAATTCGTCGCGGAACACATAGAGGCCGAGGCTGTTCAGCAAACCGAACAGGTAGTTGTAGGTTCGCGTATGCATGAACCATACGCGGCGGCGATCCGGCACGTTGGCGGTATCGAGCCGGTTAATCATGCCGGTCAACTCGGCCACTACCGTTGCTTCGGTATAGGTCTCGTTCGAGGTGATGAAGTTACCGCCGTTCTGGCCGAGCAGAGGATTGCCGGGGTTGCCGTTGACCGCCGCCGTTGAATTGGCGCTCACACTCCACACTCCCGCCGTGCCGCCTTGCGACACTGCCCAGGCATTGGCAAAGCCGGTGAAGCCCATCGGCGCCGCCTGAGTACCATCGCCCAGGAGGAAGGCAAGGTCTTCACGCAGTGCGATTACTTCAACCAGATCATCGCGCACCATGGCGTCGATGGCCGGATCGGCGTAGCGCATCAGGTCGTTCGAGATCGGCACCAGCGCCGTCAATTTCTTGAAGCTGGCGACGATCTGCTTGAGCGTCTGCTGCGACGAGGCAATCTGCGAACCTTCAGCGCCATAAGTCGCGGTCGCCGGGCTTGCCTGACCGGGCAGCGTCATCGTGCCGCGCGGCATCGGAATGACGCGCGGATTGGCGCCGCGCACCACCGCTGCCGGACGCAGCAATTCGATGATTTCGTTCATGTAGTCAGGTGGAACGATGAAGCCGCCAGCCGGGCCGGTCGATGCGACCAGCGCGCGGGTGACGGGATGGTTTTCGCCGTAGACTTCGGCCGATGCCTGGCGGGCATTGAACAGATTACCGCCGCCATAAGCCATCATCTTGGCCGCGGCGCCGATGACGAGGCTGCGTTCCTTGACGTACTTATCCGTCTGCACCGTCGCCGGTACCTTGTTTTCGGGCGTTTCCTGCCCGGCAACCGGCTGCGCGCTGCCAGCGGAAAGCGCCTGCGCGTCTTTTGCACGGGCAATCTGCGCATCAAGGTCAGTGACGGCGCGTTTCTTCGTCTCGTACTCCGCCTGTTCGGCTTCGGTAAGAGAGGGTTTTTCGGCAAACACCTTGAATTCATCAAAGGCATGCGCACGTTGCTTGGTAAGCTCAGAGATTTTAGTCATAAAATAGGGCTCCATCTAAAAGGGACAGTCCGTCGTCACGACGGTCTAGCGCCTTGCCCAAGGGCGGTTGGGGCATCGACTGGCGCGGGCTGCGCCAGTCGAAAGTCAGGTTTTCTGTGATAAAGCTGAGAGTTCAGCCTGGCGGCGGCGAAGATCGGCGCTGCGCTGATCATCGCCGTTACCGTCACCGGCGGAGGTTTCGGTATCTTCTTCCTCATCCTCTTCGTCGTCTGCTTGTGGCTTGGTATTTTTCATGGCCGCACGCACGCAGCGTTGGCAGGCTTTCAGTGAACGTCCAAGGGCGCGGTGCGCATCACTGGCATCGGCGTGAAGATCGTTAAGGTCGGCGCGGGTATCTTCATCGCCTTCGCTCATCTCCCGGACATTGTCCATTTGATCGCCAAGCGCCTTATGGCGTTCGAACGCGCGCTGAAGATGTTCATTGGCATTATCAAGCTGCTTCTTCGTCGCCGGGGGCAGTTTTTTGCCCGCTGGTGTCTGGGTATCCGTCATATCGTTTTTCTCCTGTTGTTTAGACCTTGCCGTTACCGCTGCGCCGGGATCAGCCGGCACCGAGCAAAAGGAACATTCCAGCAGCTCCCACTTCGTGAAGCGTTGGCCGCCACGCGGTTGCTTTGGGTCGAGCGGTTCGCCGTCGATGACATCGAAGCCGACCGACACGCCCGATACGATTCCGTTTTTGACAAGCCCGCGCACTTCGTCGGCCTTCGGTGAAATGCCGGTCGGCGCAAACGTGATGCGCGCGCGGATTTTATCACCGTTTACCTTCAGGTCGGAGGCGCGTCCGACCGGCACATCGGGGTTATGCTGCCAGAGAACGATGGGATTGGCCTGGTAGTTGGTGAGGATGCAGCCGGAGGGTTCAAGAATATGGCCATCGCGCGCCAGCGCCGAAGTCGAGATGATGACTTCCACCTCATTTTCGCCCAGCGCATTGATCTGGGCGGATACAGCCGCGCGCATCATCGTCATAATGTTTTCTCCCAAGAGTTATAATTCGCCCTGCGGATCGAGCTGCGGATCGGGATCGCCGCTGGTTGCAACGCCGGGCTCCGGCAACGTGCCGCTTTCCGGCCTGCCAGCGCCGTCAGGCGCAGTACCTGTCATGTCGGAGCCGAGCGCCGCCGTATTGGCGGGCACCATCAGTTTGTCGCCTCCTTCCACAGGCGGTAGGCCTTCGGAGCGGCGCACCTCGTTCGGTGTCAGGATGCCGGTCAGCACGCCGAGGCGCGCGGCGTTGTAGCGCGTCATGATGTCGGCGCGCAGAAGCTGCCCTTCGTCGAAATCCACCTCAATGCCTTCCTTGTCGAGGCCGAACACCTGCGTAATCTTCTGCTCGGCAATCACCAGATCGGGCATTACCGTGTGATTGACGTAAGCCTGTTCTTCCTCGGCAGGCGTAATTTTGGTAGAGCCTCCAGCACCTATAACGCTGAGGCGGCTTAGGGGAACATCATAGTAACGGGCGATATCGGCAATCTGCAGATTACGCTGCTGAATGAATTCAAGGTCGACGGAGGTCAGTTGCACCGCCTGCCAGTCGACACCTTCTTCCAGCACCGCCGTCTGACCGACATTCTGTAAGCCGCCCGTGAACGCCTGCCATTGCTGCTTAAGACGCTGTGCGGCGGCTTCGGAAAGCCGTGTCTTGGCTTTCAACACGCCGGAGGGGCGTGCACCATTGCCGACCCAGCGTGCGGCCTGCTGTTCAAGCCCCATGGCAAGGCCGATGGCGTCACGCGCAAGGCCTATGGTTGATACGCCTACCAGCGTGTTGAAGCTGATGCCGCGAAGATGGAACATATCCTCTTCGGGCACGGCCACCGGCATGCTGCGCAGCATGGCGATTTGCCACAGCCCGATACGGTTCACGTTATAAAAAATTGATCCGTCAGAAGCTTCCAGCACCATGACAGCATCGGGGTTGATCGGAATCAATTCCATCGGATTGCCGCGGCGATCACGCAGTATCGCAGCATAGGCGTTGCCACGCAGCAGGTAGCCGATCATCATCTGCTGCCAGAATTCGAACCAGGTTTGCTGGCGGTTCGGTCTGGCGAACAGCCTGGCGATAACATGATCTTTGACCAGCTCGCGCCCACCGTCCTTATTCGGGACAAACAGGCGGGGCGTGCAACGCGCGACGTCCTTTGCCCGGATCGCAACGCAGGCATAGACGGCGGACACCGCCATCGCAGTCGCCTGCGAGATCATCAATCCCGTCGCGCTTGGCACGGAGCCAAGCGGCGGGATCATGCCATACGACGGCACGCCAGCGGAAGCGCGTTCCTGCTTCGGCGCGAAAGCGCGCTTAAAAAATCCTGGCATCTTCATCAGAATACCAAAAGTCCGCGTTCCTCATAAACGGAACCGCCTTGTGCAGTTTGCAACCGGCCTACCGCCATTATAGCGGCGACAATCGCATCGATGCGTTCAGTGGATTTTTCCTTGTCGGGCTTTTCGTTGCCTGCCGGGTCACGGCGCACCGAAACATTGGAGGCGCACCAGGCGGCGACGGGATTGCCGCCATGCTGTAAGGTGCGACTGATCAGCAGGCGCATGAATTCGGCTGCCGCTGGCCCCATGCTGATAAATCCCTGACCGAATTCAACCATGGTAATTCCCTCGTCCTGAAGATTGCGCACTAGTTCACCGGCGAAGGTACGGTCGTAGGCGATTTCCAGAATGTTGAAGCGGGTCGAGAGTTCGAGAATTTCGGCCTCAAGGAACTTGAAATCCGTCGTGTTGCCTTCGGTAGCGATCAGGTGGCCGTGATCGCGCCAGTTCGTGTAAGGTGCACGGTCGCGCCGCACGCGCCGCAGAATGTCCTCCTGCGGGCACCAGTGGCGCCAGATTATTTTTACTTTTTCATCCGGCAATTCCGGAGGAAATACCAGGGCCAGAGACGACAAATCGTTGACGCGGGCTAAATCGAGGCCGCCATAGCAAGGCCTGCCGATGAGCTCGTCCTCATTGAACGTTTCGGCGCCATCATCCCATACGCCCATGTCGATCCAGCGCGTGGCCTGTTCCGTCCACTCATTGAGGCGCAGCCGCCTTATGGCATTCTGCTGTGCGGGCATTTCACGCGCTTCATCGACCTGGCGTTTTAAATCCTCTTCTTTGACGGTGACACCAAGGCTGGGATTCGCTTTCCGCCAGACTTTCGGGTTCGCCCAATCATCTCCCGCATCGATGGTGGCGATATAAGCGAACCAGCTGTCGGACGCTTCGACCGGGACGGAGCCTTCCAGCACCTTGATCGAAAATTCATGATGTTGGCGGCATATTGAAAGGCGATTATAGCCTGCCGTCGTGATTTCAAAGATAAGCGGCTGACGGCGCGAGCCGGTCGCAGTGTTGAGCTTCTGAATAATTTCAGCGTTGGGATGCTCATGCACTTCATCCACCGCCGCGAAATGCACGTTGAGGCCGTCCATCTTCGTGGCATCGGCAGATAAGGGCCGGAACCATGATGATGTCGCCATCACCGCGAGGTTATTGACGGTACGCGTTATCCTTGCGCGCAACGCGGGGCTGGCATCGACCATCCGCTCGGCTTCGCCAAAAACGATGCGCGCCTGGTCGCGTGTCGTCGCCGCGGCATAGACATGCGATCCAAGTTCGCCGTCCGCCACCAGCGCATAGAGCGCGGTACCGGCAAGCAGCACTGATTTACCGTTTTTACGCGCTACCTCAACGTAAGAAGTGCGAAAGCGGCGCAATCCATCCGCACGCTTCCATCCGTAGAGTGAGCCTACAATAAAGCATTGCCATGGCTGCAACTCAAACGGCTGATTTGCCCATTCGCCTGTCGAGTGGCGCAGGTGGCTGAAAAAAGCAATTGCATGAAGTGCGGCAGCCTCATCCCATACCAAGCCACGGTCTTTGCCGCCTGTCAGATCGCTTAAATGTCGTTTACAGGCGAGCTTTACCAGTTTCCCGGCGACGATTTTTCCGCTGACGACGGCGCGCGCGTAAGCCTTGACCGGACAGGCAGGCTTACGTTTCTTTGCCACGATTGAGATACTCCTCGAACGGGTCGACAGCGTCGGATGGCATCTCCATACGAATGCGGGAACGCGATGACGGTGTCAGGCCGAACTCGCTTTCGATCTGCGCCATCTGCAGCAGGCATTTGTTCGCCACCGCCAGAAACGGGTTCTGAATGACGTTGTCGGCGGTGGTCTTGACCACGGGGCCGCGCTTTTTAATTTCGGCTTCGGCATCGACCCAGCGGCACCACACCACTGCGAAGCGGGCGATAGCGTTGGCGTCAAGCTCGGTCATTATGCCGTGGCGGGCCAGCATCTCGGCCACCTGCGTGAACTTGGCCTTGGCCCGTTCATCGAGATGATCCGGAGGCTCCGGCGCAACCAAAGGAGGCATCGGTTCATTTTCGTTTAGACGATGTGGCCGCGCGGTTCCTTTTACTATTTTTAGGTGCGTTGGAAGTGGCGGGCGTCCTGCTGTCATGATGGATAACCGTTTTTGATGATGGTGGCGCTATGGAGGCGTCTTCGTTGCGCACGGCAATCTTGCCGGTAAACTCTTCCCAGCGCCTGACGATCACGTCGCAGTATTTAGGATCGAGCTCAATCAGCCGTGCCTGCCGCCCAAGTTTCTCGCAGGCAATCAGCGTGGTGCCGGAGCCGCCGAAGCTATCGAGCACGATGTCGCGGCTCTTGCTGTTGTTAATGATAGCGCGTTCCACCAGCTCGACCGGCTTCATGGTCGGATGCAATTCGTTCTTTTGCGGCTTTTTGACAAACCACACGTCGCCCTGGTCACGCGCGCCGCACCAGAAGTGATCGGCGCCTTGCTTCCAGCCGTAGAGGATGGGTTCGTACTGGCGCTGGTAGTCGGCGCGGCCAAGCGTGAACGTATTCTTCGCCCATATGACAAAGGTCGACCATTTGCCGCCCGCCGCGATGAATGCTTTCTGCAGCGTGTGCAGCTCGCTGGACGACATGCAGATATAGACCGCGCCCTTGCAGACGGTCAGAATGTTGACGCAGGCGTCGTAGAGAAACGTCTCGAAGCCTTCGCCCAGATTATCATTCAGGATCGCACGGTTCTTGCCGCGCATCTTATCCTTGGCCGTGTTGGCATAATTTACATTGTAAGGCGGATCGGTGAACGCCATGTCGGCCAGCGCGCCGTCCAGTACCTTTTCTACGTTTGCAAGTACGGTGCTGTCACCGCAGAGCAGTCGGTGGTTATCGAGAATATACATATCGCCGGGCTTTGTGACTGGCTCGATTGGAGCCTCCGGCACCGCATCTTCGTCGGTGAGGCCTTCCGATTCGTCATCTTCCATCAGGCTTTTCAGTTCGTCACCGTCAAAGCCGGTCAGACCGAGATCATAGCCGAAATCCTGCAAATCTTTTAATTCAAGCGATAGCAGTTCATTATCCCATTCAGCCCATGCCACCGAACGGTTGGCAAGCAGGCGGAATGCCTTGACTTGCGCCTCCGTCAAATCGTCGGCCACCGTGACGGGAACTTCTGTTATGCCGAGTTGTTGCGCGGCTTTAAGGCGCAAATGGCCGTCGACGATTGTGCCATCGGAACGGGCGATAATCGGAATGCGGAAACCGAATTCCTTGATCGCCGCGACCATCTTGTCGATGACTTCATCATTTTTGCGGGGATTTCGCGCATAGGGAATAAGCCGTGTAACCGGCCAGTTTTCAACGATCAGCACAGACCCCCCCCTATCGAATTTTGGCCACGGATGCGTAAAACCCCAAACCGGTCGCACCCTTGAAATTGCTGTATTTTTAAACCCCCCGCCGGGTGTGAATCCGGTTATGACACCCGCGGTGAATTGCTCGGAGATTTGACGGATGATCCGAGCCACCGTGTCGCCTCTCGATCAGGTGGTGTGCCGTATCGGCACCACCCTTGCCGCAAATATGACACACGCCTTTATCGCGGGCGACGATCGCAGCCGCCAGCTTGCGCCAGGCCTGCGTGCCGTAAGACCGATCCAGTGGATCGCGGCGCTTCCGCTTCGCTGGGCTCCAGCCGCAAGGCCGGTGGACTGGCGGCTTCCATGGCATGATGTGTCAAATTGA